CTGTGCTCTCATCATATTGCTCTGCTACTGGTAACCCTTTAAGTCTATTACTAACTATCTCTCCTCCATACCAAGCTTCATTTTTAACAGCTTGTACAATAGGAGCAATAATATTATCCTTAAACGGATTATTAGGAGCTAATTGATTAATTGTTGTATCTACTAAAGACTTCCAATCTACATCTTTATCTTGTCCCGCTTCTAAACATCTTCTAGCAAGTCCACCAATAACACTAGAAGTCCTACCTTTAGGTATTCTAAAAAATCTACCTTCTCCAGTTTTAAACAAAAAATATTCATCTTTTATATATTCTGGCAAATCCTCATAATCTTTGTCATCCCCCAACAGTAAACTATTAATGATAGCAGGTGCTATCATATAAACCGTAGCTTTCGTTAAAATATTAGCATAACCTTTCCAACCTCTCTGTCCTGATAAATTTCTATATAACTTATCTAACCCTTGTACAGAAGCATTTAAAAAATTAGCACCATACTTATTAGCTGCCTTTGTTACATCTCCACCACGTTTAAAATTAGTAGTTACTTCTGCTGCATTATATAAAGCTTCATCAATACTTCCACCATGTTCTATTGTAGAGATATATTCAGCAAGTCTAGGAGCTTGTTCTATTACTTCATTAACTTTTCTTATTGCATTTCCAAACATTTTAACAGGATTTTTCGTTTTGATTGGTATTATTCCTTTGCTATAATCAAAATACGTATTGGCAGTTCCCCCATTATTCTTATAGTTCTCATACCAGCTACCTTTTGTTCCAATATTATATAAAGCTTTTGTCCAATTTTTTACAAAAGTTCCCCCTCCATATTTACTATTAAATAATCCCTCTTGAAGATCAACAAGAGGATTTCTTATTGCAAAACCAATACTATAAGTTGTTAATAAATCCCTTTGTGCTTTAGATAAATTTTCAATAGGTGTTAATATAGCTATAGCAACTTTGCTATTATTGATTTTATTTTGTATTGTATCCTTAGAAAAAGCTGTATATAATTCATCACTTATTTTAAACTTAGTCATTTCTCCATCTTTAAAAATAATAAATTTATTACTTCCATCTGTTGCTTTTTCTATAACATTACCACCTAATGTTTGTATAGCAATATCACTAAATTCGACTCCTTTTAAAGTTTCAGTATTCTTTTTGCCGATTGTGTTATAAAGTTCTATTCCTAAGTTATTCATTCTAATAGCCTTTTTAATCATAAGTGTTTGCTCTGCCATGCTTTCTGACACTGATAATATATCCCTATCACTTTGTGTTGCCATTCCTAATGTATTACCACCAACAGAATCATCCATATATTGTGAGATATTATCTGTTATATCTCTATAAGTAGGAACATAATCTCCATACATCTCTTTTAACTTTTTATAAGTTTCCTCTGAAACCATTCCATTATCAACTAGTTCTTTTAAATTGTTATCATTATATTTACTTACTTCATTTGACCATTCTTTAAAATCTGGAAACTTATTTTCATAATATTCTACTATTCTTTTAGAATCCACTGCTGAAATCTCACTGCCAAATACACCCTTTTCATAAGCATATCTTGACACATTATGTTTGTTCAATAAGTAATCATCAAACTCTAAACTTAAATTAGCATTTTTAGCAGGCTCAAAAATATCAATAATTGATTTTCCTACTTTGTCTCCATTACTATTAATTTGATAATCTCCAATTGAAATTTGAGCCTCATTAAAGCTATTTAGTGTTCTATCATATAAATAAATTAAATTATTATTACCAGTCTGTTTTGCTAATTTATCAATATAATGACCTTTGTTTACAAACTTCTGGGCTAAAACATCTTTTATTTCTATTAAACTAACCTTTTCCCCACTTCTTTTTTTCTTGATATAATCAATCGTTAGACTTTTTTCAATCCCCTTATTACTTAAGTCATTTTCTCTTTGCTGTAATGTTTTATCGGATGGAGTATCTAATTGTTCAGTTGCTTCCTTAAAAGCCTGTATATCTGATATATTTCTGTCATTTACTATTTCTTCCATCGTTCTAAGTGGTTTTGCATTAGTTTTTTTACTTTCACTTAATGGATTAATTTCTTTTTGTAAATTCTTACTTTGTATTTTTTCGTTAATTGATACTTTATTATTTCTTCTTGCTCTTTGTTGAATATTTAATAATCCCATTTGTAAAACCCTTTTACTTGTATTTAAATAATCACTGAATCTCATCAAATTTGTTTCTTGTGTATTTACTCCTAATTTAAATTCATCTTCATTAAACATGAAGCCTGCTTCATCAAATAGAATCTCTTTAGCAATATATTTGGGGTTGTCTAATAACAATTGCTTATCTTTTGTTTCGCAACAATCAACATATCTTTTTAATACTTCATCAAAGTTATTATCATTTTGTACAACATCTATCAAAGGTTCTATATATTCATTTTTTATATCTTTTCTTGTATTTCTAATTACTTCAAACAATTCATGTCCTGTTACAATATTATTGTCTACACTATTAGCTATTTCTTCTGTTAAATTGATTAGATTTAATTTTTCATCTGCACCACCGCTAAATTCTGGGGTATTCTCAATAAAAAAGACGTCTATATCATAGACATCTTTCAATATTTTTCTATTATTTTTATTGTTTTCGCTTATATTATTATCACTTATTCTTCTGCTCATCGCTTCTCTGAATCTTTTTTCAAATTCTTGTCTTTCATTATTTGTTTTTTGACTTTGGGTGTTAGTTTCATTAGTAAATTGTTCAAATACATCTCTGTTGCCTTGTCTAATTTCTTTCTCTCCATTTCTCGCACCTTCACTTTCAGTACTATTATACACTATTTGTTGGTTATTTGCAAGATTGCTTCGTTGTAATTTCTCCTTACTAATTGGCACTCTTATATCTTTCAAACTCTCTCTTGTCCCTTTATTAATAGACGTTTCTTGTAAGTAACGTTGCCACGCACCATTTGATTGTTTTGAAAGTTTATTATTTATAGGTAAATTTAAAGAACCTGAATTTTTTTCAGATTCTTGTGTATAATTATTAGTGGTACTATTGACATTTTCTTTAGTTGATAGTATACTATTATTAGAATTATCCATAATACTTTTTGGTTTCGATGAAACATTCGATATTCCGAGTATTGTGGATTTTATTTATCTCATAAAAATGTTTATTGCCTTCTTTATCTATACCAATATTAATTAACCCTTCAAAATTTTCTCCACCTAATTCAAAATCAAATTTGTAGTATTCCCAATTAGGAAATTTTGTTGTTTCTTTTGTTGGATTTCCAGTACTTACTTTCTCAGCAATCTTTAATACATTTTGTAATTCTGGAGTTAATTTCATTTTTTCTTCAAAAAATCTTGTATCTTGTTGAGGATTTGTATATTTATTTATTCCTCTACGTCCAATATTAGCATTGTCTTTTTGATCCAATACAGCATTCCCTTTTAAATAATCTTGCATATACATTTTAGCAATTTTATTATAATCTTTCTTGTCTATCCCATCAAAAATGTCTTGATCAGTATCTACTTTAACATATTGATTACCATTATTATCCGTTTGAATACTAAATCTTTCACTTGAATTTCTTCCTTCATATTCTTTATTATAAGCTCTCTCAAAGTTTTCCTTTATCTTATTCCAATAATTTAATTCTTTCTTTCCAGTAACAGTATTTTTCAATGACTTTATCTTATTCTTAATCCAATCCATTATCTTTTGAATTTGACTTCTATCATTTCCTTTTACTAAATCATTTACAAATTCTTGGTTACCTAAATTTTCTCCTAAATAATCAGACACCGCCTCCTGTTCTATCATTGTTTTAAACTGCTCTTGTGACATATTTTTATACTCATTTTCATAAGTCTTAGCAATATCTAACATCATATTATCATAATCACTAGAACTTTTTAATCTTTCTAGTACCATAGAACTTATTCTATTGTATTCTTTTGTCCCTTCAAAATCATGTGTTAATTCATGTATCATAACACTTTGTAATGCAGTATCAGTATTTGCTTTTGGATTTAAAATAACACTTCTATTTCCTTCACTGTCAACTATCCATTTAGCATTTTGTTTGGAATTAGTAAAAGCTGTATCATCATAAAAAACATTAATACCTCTTTTGGAAGCTACCTCATATATACCTTTAATACTATTATTATCTGTCGGTAAATTATATTTCTGGACTGTTTCAAAATAATTAGAATTATTATAATCTACACTTTGTTGTTTATCGCTTATTTGCTCCATATTTCCATTTTGAGCTGTCTTATTTTCTTCATTAATAATTTCACCTGTTTGTATATTATTTTGATTATTCATAACATTTTGTTGCAAATCAACTAATTTCTTTTCTACTTGTGGATTTTCTATAAAATCTAATAAATTGGATAACTTTTCCTTTTGAGCATCTGACAAATTCTTAATGTCATCTTGTTGCATTACATTTTTTTTATTAATCAATTCAACTGGAGCCCCTAAAGCTTTCAAAATCAAAGTTGTTAAAAATGTAGATGCCGTTGTATCACCTGCATCTTTTAGCATTTCTTCAATATTAGGTATTTCTTTATCTGTTACAATATTATCAATTACATAACCTGCTAAATTTGATATATTTTCTTCTAATATCTCTCCTGTAAAGTCATACCCTTGCTTTGCTAAAAATTTACCAACTCTCGATGATATTTTATCCTCCACTATTTTTGAAAACCTATCATCAAAAGTTCCTTTACCAAAGTAATTTATCCCACCGAATAACTTCTCTGTTCCAACTTCAACCCAAGCTTTGGCTGTTCCTGTATCTATTGCTTCATCTAAGCTATTTCCTTCATTTAAAGCTTGTCTTGCATTAGCACCCGCTGAACCAATTCCCATAATAGTTAATCCTACTGATGGATCTTTAGTTACCGCACTTGCTACTATTGAAGGTGTCATATTACCTACTGAATTTACTGCTCCACCTATAAACTGTGTTAATTCATCTTGCTTTTGTTTTTCTTTATCAAGTTCTTCTCTTTGTTTTGTATACCATTGTGTTGAATTTAATAAATTATTTTTTATTTTTTCGCTCTCTTCTTTATCCAATACACTTGAAATGTTTTCTGTTGCTTCTAAAAATGGTGTTAAACCTGCTAACCTATCAGTTGCTTTTGTTATCTGATTCATTCTCTCTTTTACAAATTCTTTATCTACAACCTTTTCACCTTTTAATAATTCTTTAGTATCCCTTATAGCATCTTCTATTATCCCCAAATTTGGACTAATTACTTTTACTAAACTCCATAGTGAATTTTTTATTGCTTCTTCTTTTGGTTTTTCTTGTCCTTTTTCTATAGCATTTGCAAACTTAGTTGCATAAGCATCTTGTATATTAGCAAACCCTCCTTCTATACCAACTATTCCCTCTCTTTTCAGATATTCATATTTATCTGTTATTTCTTCCCATAAATTGGGGGAATCACCCATTTTAGTTAATTTTACTTCTGCTTTTGGAAGTTCATAATCTTGTTTTTGATTCGTATTAACAGTTGAAGGATTCTGTTTTCTAAATTCTTCCTTAGCTTGCTTAATAAACTCTTCCTTTTTCTGCTTTTCCTGTTCTCTTTTTTTAGCATTTTGTTGAACATAATTAGAAACAGCTTGCATAGACTCTCTTTTTGCATTCGTATAATCCTCAAGAGGCTTTACCATTTCATTTCGAGTATTTATATCAATAACTTTTGTTGTAGTATTATTCGATTGATTTAAACTATCCTTTGCCGTATTTTGTATCTTATCCCATATTGTACTTTGTCGCCTTCCAAACACACTATCTACATATTGCTCTGTACTTTTTTGAATTTCACTAATACTTCTTTGTCTATACTCTGCATCCTCTGTTCTTCCATTTTTCTCTTTCCATTTCTTATGGTAATCTGTAAAAGATGACATATATCCTCCTTACCAACCAAGTCTTCCATAAATATATTCAGCTTCCTCAACTGACAACTCGCCTTTATTAACCTTATCTGAAATTATACCTTTTGACTGATTTAATATAGCACTATTTATTTTTCCACCTTGATTTTGAATTGATTTTAAATTATTTGCAGTATTAACAGCATAATCACTTATACTACTGCCACTCACATTTAATTTTTCAGAAGAAGATTTTTTACCTGAACTACCCGAACTAGATTTTTTTTTTGAAAGTGCAAACTGTTGTTGCCATTGACTATCCGCCACAGAATCTCTTTGTTTTTGATAATCATACTGCTTTTGTTTCCAATAACTATCCAAATCGTACTGTTTCTGTTTCCATTGATTCTCCAACTCATTTTGTCGAACCTGTTCATCAAAAGTCTTTTGCCATTGACTATCCGAAACCTTATCACGATCCTGTTGATATAAAAACTGTTCCCTATTCTGTCTTAACTGATAATTCTGCGTCAACAACTGTACCCTTTGTGCATATAACTCTAAAGCTGACTGTGCCTGTTGAATACTACCATTTTGTCTTGCCTGTTGAATCTTAAAATTATAATCCGCATACAAATCCTTAGAATGATTTAACGTATCTGTCACACTCTTTTGATACGTATTATAAAGTGCTGTCTTTGTACTCTCTGCATAACCTGAATTAGCCAATCCCTGCTCTGCTAATTGCTCCATTCCTGCCCCATACTGATTACTCTGTTTCTGCCAATTCGCATATAATCCCTGTGTCGTCTTATCCGTTTCCTTTTCCAATTTCTCCTTTTCTCTATTTAGCTCATCTACCTGCATTTGTGTTTGCTGATTAATAATATCATTCTGTTTCTGCTCTTGCTGTTGCAATAAAGTATTCTGTTGATTGACCAAACTATCTAAATCCTCATATCCTGCCATGCTTACCTCCCATTACTTCCTTATTACAAAAATCAAATTACTATCCTTTGGTACCTTAAAATTAAACCTAATCTTATTACTTTCTCCTGTCCCTCTTTCTTGATAATTCTTATTTAAAATTAATAATTCACCTTCAAAATAAACATCTAATCCATTAGTATTAACCTTATAAGTACTAGGAATGGTATAATCCTCACTTTCTGTAATTGCTACACCTGTTACCACATCATATTTATACGTTTTTAGCATCTGACTTTGTATCGATTTTTTCATATCCTCATCTGCTTTTTCAATTTCTGGAATTAACAAATTAAGAAACTCCTTCAAATCCTTTCCCACTCTATCAAAACACTGTTTCAATTCATTTGCTGTCAAAGCTGGTGTATCTGGTAATCTCTGAATATTATTCGTTTCCACTTCACATCTTGATAAACTCATTTCCATCTCTCCTTATTTCTTTACATATCCTCCTACAAATGCCTCAATTGTCGCACTATATATTCCAAAAGGCTTATCTATCTCATCACTATAAAACTTTAAAGACAATTCAAGCATTTTCTTTTCTTTTATCTTATACATCATGTATGCCTTATTACTACAAATAAAACTAAAATTAGCAAAATCAATATTCTTAAAACTAAAACCCTTCGCCAATTTTTGAGTTGTATACTTATAATCTGATACTTTATCTGTTTTTCTTGACACTTTTATTAAGCCATTGGGAAGCATTTTTATTTTCGCAATACCTCCCCTCTTATTTGTAGTCTTTAACTGATTATTAAAACCAAAATTATCCATTGGAGTTGTCCAATAACTCATAAATCCTTCTCCATTATCATTTGTACCATCTACCACAAAAATAGAGCCATCCTTAGCTCCTATATACAATTGATTATTATATTCTTTCAACAAACAAGGCTTAGCACTCGAAATATCCCAATAAAACCACTCATACTCAAAACTATCTAATTTCGCATATTTCTGTCTACTATCTGCCAAATATACCTTCCCATCTACTAAAATACACAAATACCCTTTCCATACTACCATACTAGCATTTCTATAATCATTGTCATTTGTCATCTTAATATCTACTAAAGAACTTCTATGAGCAATTACCTGTCTACTATCAATCTTCTCTGTACTAATCCCCTCCAAACCATATCGACTTAAAAACACAATATCATCTTGAAAATTTGTACTACCTGCATAACACCCAATACTTACATTCCCTTGCTTACTTGGGTAAATTCTCCCTCGTTTGGAATCGGTTGTAGGCTCATGATAAAACACATTCGCATTATTTTGATCTAAATTTTTAAAAACCCACAAAATATTATTACCAACTGTCATTCCTGTTATCAATCCCTCTTTTGAACCCTCTTCATAATAATTCAAATCGGAAATATATTGTGGATTCCCTAAAGCAGAATGAAAAATCGCATTGGGATAATCTGGATTTCCTGAAAAAAACAAACGATTATCAAACAAAATCGCCTTTGTACATTTGGCAATTCTATCTTCATACCCTGCTACACTTTTTGAAAAAGTAATAAACACATTATCTTCTCCACTCAAATTTGGTTTTGCTGGTATTTCCTTAAACGTAACCTTTCCTTTGATTCTATCTACTATAAAATCTGTATCTTCTACCATCTCTATATCATTTACAATTGCTGTTACTACTTCACTATCAATTTCTTGTGCGTCTAAATAAAATTCCTTAGCCTCTCCATCTGCCAGAAAACTATTAATCCTTTTGGGAGTTAGCAGATTTACATCTTGTAGTACTTCACCACCACCACGATTACCTGCCCTTCTACTAATTGTCGTTCTTGGAATAAATGGATTATCCTCTGACACCTTTTTTACTGACACACCATTATATACCAAATAATTCTTACCATCATTAATATATAACTTCCCTTCTGAAGCTGCCTTATTAAAACAACTCTTCCCATCCTTCATATCCGAATAAATCTCCTTTAAATGCAACTCATCTGGAAGATTCGGAAAATTACTCCATTCAAATAACTTTGTTTTACTATGCACCATCGCCACATTATCTCTAAAAATATACATTCCATTTATCTTCTCGCCAAGCTGTGCTAACTTTCTAAAACCTGGTCTCGTTTCTACACAAGCCCCTTGTGTATCTTCATAATTCTTCCAAACATTTAACGCATCTGGACTTCTTGCTATCGATACCAAACTAGGTTCCTCTAAAAAATCCACACCAGTAAAATTTGTATAAATTCTTTTAATTCCTGTTGCCATCTTAAACCTCCTATATGTCAAATTCACCTTCAATTTCTTCTGGTTCATATTCCTTTATTGTTACACTTGGTATATTTCTTCTATTATCTAACAACTGTAATTTACGTTGAAACTCCGTCGCAAAAGCTGTATAATCCGCACTCGGATCTGTTTTTAAAATATCATCTGCTACCTTATACACCAAAACACTTTGTGCATCTTGATCCAATTCCAAATAAAAATCATCTTCTGTATCTTCTTTAATATTTTGTGGAAACTTATAATACTCCAGTACAGTCTGTCCCTCTGTACGATCACTAATATAAATTTTATTCTTTCCTAAAGTATAGTAATCCACATTTCCTTTTCTATTATCCTTATCTAAACTAAAAACACTTTTAATCTGATACAAATCAGAAGGCAAAGTATAAGAGGTATATTTATCCTCTTTTTCTTCTTTTTCTGGGTAAAACTTTGTAGCCATTATCTTTTTATTCTGTGATAACTCTTGATATGCTAAATCAAATACATGAGGCAATCTTAAAGCAATATCCTCATCTTCTGTTAAAACATCACTATTTAAAGAATACTCTTCAATTAATGCCAATACTTGCTTTTTACTTTCACCATAAGTCATAATTAAAACCTCCCAAGTCGCTAGAATCGAACTAGCCTAATCCTTTACTTGCATATAAAGAGAGGTTACCCTCTCTTACACTATGGCAACTCTACTACTTGTACCTTTAAACTAGTAGCATCTTCCCCTTTTATCATAACTTTGCCTTTGTTTTCACCTGATACCTTCTCAAATCTACCAGACTCAATCACAAGCCCTACTGTCGTACCGTTCGTTACAGAAATTTCCAAGTCCTCTGTCCCTTGTAAAGAATCCCCTTTTACAATAGTAGCCTTCTTAGCAGCCGAACCTGTATTACTAATTAAAATTAAAATCTTACCACAAGACTTGTTCTCATAATCAATTGTAAGTCCTGTCGTTTTTAAAGCTACAGCATCTTCTAACACCGTAGCTTCATTTCTTACTAAAATTGCATTTGTTACTTTATCCATAACCTCTTACCTCTACTTTCCTTTTTATTTATTGATGGCATTTTAATGCCGCACACTCTTTTGGTCTTACCATTTTTCCACCATAGGTATTTAACCCTTTTATCGCTTCTGCAAAACCTTTTTCAGGTTCATATGGTTTTAATTTATCAATACCATTACAATAAGCAAAGGCTTTTGATGTCTTTAAAATAATGTGATCATCTGTACCATCATTAAAAGCGTTATTCGTCATTTTAATTTTAGCATTATTATATAACCCCAAAACACCCTTTGAAATCAAATCATCATTATTGGTTTTAAGTTCAATTAATTTATTTTGAAATAACATATAAAACCAAGGTGTCAAGTATAAAGTAACATCATCTTTGCTACTAACCCCATTATTCCATAATTTAACAAATAACTCATCCACAGCCTTTTTAGCAGATGCTTCATCTGTAATCTTAGTAGAAGCTGTTTTTATACCAGCATTCTTAGCCATTTGTGTTGCACAGAAAATATCCTCTTTCTCTGCTAAAGCTCTTGTACTTTCCGTTTGCAAAGCTTCCATTACGCCATCTTGTGCTTGCGCTTTATCAATATCATCCATTCCATAATTAAAATAATCAAATTGATCAATATCTAAATATGCACTTGTATCACCCACATTTTCTGGATCATCAATTGGTTTCCCTGGAATATACGTTTTTACAGTAGGTCTACCTACATTTTGGATTTTAACCCTTTTTCCCTGTCCTGCTTCTCCTTCAAACTTATAATCACAATCTTGTTTAAAAACTGTAAATTTTGGTAACTCCTGTTGTATGTATTTTGACCATACAGTTGGTTTAAAATTTGCATAACTCATTTTTACATCTTCCTTTCTCTTTACCAACGTTTCATAGACTCACGTACTCTTTTAAAAATGGTAGGATTATCTAACTCTTTACTAGAAAGCCTGTCCACCTCATCTGGTGTATAATATTCCTTTATCTGACTATCTGGTACAGTGGACTTAGAACTTCCTGTACTTACTGGTTTTTTTGGTATATTTTCCTTTACCTTTTGCCATAACCCATAAATCTCAGTTAATTTCATATTACTATTAAACTTATTAGCAAACTCCATAAATTCCTTATCTTGTAGAATACTTGTGTCTATTCCGCTAGTTTCTAATTCCTTTTCTTTTAATTTACTTGTTAAGTACTCACCTAACTTAAAAAACTCTGCCTCTTCACGTGCAGAAGTTTTTCCTTTACTTCGTTTTTCCGCTAGTTCATTTGCTCTAGCCTCAATTTCCACCTCATCAAAAGTATCAATCATCTCTTTTGCATCTGCTTGACCTAGAATTTCAGCATCTTTTTGATTCATACTTTTGTTGTCTGGAAGGACAATTCCCTGTTCCTTATAAAAATCTTTGACTTTGCTTAACACATCGTCATCCTCTGAAAGGTCAAGTCCTGCCCTTAATACACTCTCTAGTTGTTTTGACCTATTTAGCTTACTTTCTTCCTCTTTACGATACTTTCTTTCAAGTCTTGCCTTTTCTTGACTTACTACACGATCTAAATCCTCTTGTGTAAAAGTCTTTTGTTTCTCTGACGCCACTTCTTCTTGACTGCTTGTATCTTGTACTACCAACTCTTTCAAAGTTTCGTCTGTTTCCATATTTTGATTTTTTTCTGGCATAGGTTACCTCCCGTTTTAAAGTCCGTCGACTATTAATTCCTTCAGCTTTTAAAGCCCTCATAGTTTTAGGCTATCTATTAAAAAAAAGAGAGGCAAAACCTCTCTAATCTAAATAACTAATTTTGAACTCGTTCTACTGGAATTTGTCTTTGATTTATCGAATTAAGTTGCTCTGGCTTAACACCAGTCTGTTGTACATTATTCATTTCCTGTTCTGTCATAACCTGTTCCATTGCACCATCTAAAGCATTTGCTGCTTTTTCAATTTGATTAAACACATTTTCTTTTTCTTCTCTATCCTTTAAAATTTCTTTAAGTTTAGACTTTGGCATAGTGGCATCTTCTGGTAATGCCTTTACATACTCTTCAAATGTAATTTGTCCTGATTTTAACAAATTCTCCAAAGATACTTCCATTGCATACTTATCAAATGGTGACTTTGGCGTAATATCAATCTTAATATCAAAATCATAATCCTTTAGCTCTTTATAACTAATGACATATGGCTCTTCCAATGTAATATTGCTCGCATAATCCTTCTTTTCGTCTATCAAGGTTAATCCGTTCACACTATTGGCTTTGAGCATTTCAAACCAAATTCTTGCAATATCCTCGATAAAATCCTTATAGGCTTCTATTTGTTCATTGATTGGCTGTTGTGAAGCCTGTTGCACAGCAAGAATTGCCTTTCCTGCCGCCTGTGTTGGGTCAACATTACCAGTAGCCGTATCACTTGCCCCAGCTAAATTTTGTGTTTCCTCCTGTAACTCCTTCTGCAAATTATACGCATCCGAACTAATAGGTACTGGTCTTAAATAATTAACCACCTTACTAACATCATCTGCATTAAACTCATTAACCTCTATTGTTGTCCCCACTTTACTCAGTGCCTTTGTATTCGATATATACTTCGTATTGGCTACTAACTTAGGAAATGCCACCATTTTTACTGCTAAAGCCCTTCTTGTAGCTGTTTTATTAATTTCAATTTGATTGGGAATTAACCCTTCCACCTCACCTTGACCGTCTGCTACTCCCTTTTACTCTTTCCCATAACACATGTGCTACTGGATATAAATCTATCTCTAAACAGCTATCTTTCATTACGGTTACTAACTTCGTACACTTCTTAGCCCATACCTTACCATCTCTTTTATATAATTTAAGTAAAACTAAACACATTGGCGATATCTCATTTGTCCTTTTATCTCTTCCAGATTGCTCATCTATATCTTGGTCCTCTACTATCAAATCAATATCTTTTTGACTAATTCCATTCGCCTTAGCCTCTTTTTTTACTTCTTCTACGGTTCTTCTAAAAGAAATAATAATATAGGGCTGACTTTGAATATCATCGTCATTTTCATTTCCATAGTAAATATTCGTTCTATTAACTTGCTCACACAAAATATTATTACTCTCTGGGTCTGGGTCAGCATAAAAATAAACGATGCCTTCATTATCAATACAAGCATCGTTCATACAATTTCTAACAATCTTATTAAGTTTATTCTTTTCCCATAATCGATTTGCATATCGATTTAACATATTGCAAATATCTTCTAACTTTTCTCTTTCCTCTTGATTCTCATAAGTCTCACTATTAAAATAAATTTGATAAGCATTGGTTTTCACAACTCCAACCTTATACTTAACAATTGACTTGATAATATTCAAAGTAATTGGCTGAATACCAGAAAGCTTAGCACCTTCCCATTGATTGCCAAAATAAAAATTATAATTTCTCTTACTCTTTTCATAAAGTTGTTGTTGATAATTATAATCTACACCTCTTTGATACTCTACACAAATGATTGTATTATTTTGTTCTTGCTTTTTCATTTTTAC